CCATAATTCAACGGAGTAAAGTATTGACGACTGATCAGATTACCTTCGTCCAAAATATCCAAACTCAAATTACCTTCGCTGTCGTATACACTGGCAATGATCTTCTTGATAACACCAAATTGTTTGACTGCCACTGGCGCTGAGATCCATATGGGGATTTCAAATGTCATGGTAGCAATGTCAATGGGTTCTTCTGTGCCCACCGGAACAGTTCGACTACTCCAATTCACATCCGTCAAAAACACCGCAGTTAAACTGGCCCAGTCCACATAGTTGTCTGAACTTTGAATTTCTAAGGCAGGATTAAACAACACCATCAACTGCTCTAGCAGTTGTAATTTTTGTTCGGTATTGCTGGTCCATACATCTACTTTTAATGTCAAACGATATGGCACAGGCATGGGACGATCAACACTGACAAGGTCACCTTGTTCGTGTAGGTATACACCGGTCACAGGATCATACAGACGTTCTCTGATGCGTACCTTGCTGACAAAAAACGGATCTTGCACACGTTCACGGTCGTACTGCAATGCACTGACATAAACAGCCATGGCAGGAACAGCACTAAGCATATTTTCACTGTTGTTTTTCAGTATGCTGGCCACTTGCCTTGAACTATCTCCGTAGTACACAGGTACACGCTGTAGTGCTTGGGCACCTGAGCCAGTCTTACCAAACTCAACTTGTAGATTACTGACCATTCTCATAAACTGTGTTATGAAACGTCTTATTTGACCATCATAGAAAAATTCTTGTGCCATTAATTATCTGCCTTAGGTTTCAATGCCTTGCTTAGGCTGGTGCGTTCTGTACGTGTCTTGCCGCTAGCATCAGTCCAAGTGCGTGTATTATTAATAAACGAACCTAGTTGTGTTTGGTTGTTAGCGCCCGGAGTCAGACCGGTACGGGCAACATCTTCCACCTTGTTCCAACGTGTACCGTCGTATCTAAATAGACGATTTGGCAAGTAGTCCAATCGTAGGAAATAGTCCCCGACATTGGCTGAAGCGGGAAACACAATGCCGTTGCCTACAGTAGTACCATTTGGTGCAGTGCCATCGCCTGACATGTAACCGCTTACTTTGGCTGTGCTGGTAATGGCCTGTTGATCAATGGTGTTGTTGACGTTGTCTGCTGTTATGTTGCCATCAACAGTGTCGGTGCCCGGAGGATCTGCCGGTCTACCATCGGGCATGACTGCCTTGGTATAAAGTATGCTGGTATCATAACCAGACTTGGGAACATCAAGTTCGGCCTGTGTGATCACAGCATCATTGATGTTTATGTACTTGTTCAAGGTGCTCAAGTAATCACCAATAGGTGCCGCGTTTGGATCCAGAGGATCACTGCTGATATTGCTGAGAATATCTTTGTACTCTTGGCTGGCTGTCATTGGATTCAGCTTGACACGCCATAAGTGTGGCCACCAAGTGGGGCTAAATCCTTCAGACGCAAACTGTGCATCGCTGACCACAAAGAAACGTTTGAGCGCAACAGGTACACTATCGTCTAGACTGTTGTAGTCCAGCAAGTGCTGTAGTTCTAGTACATCACCGTTGATCAGTTTACGTCCAATCAACTGCACCATGTCATTGATATGGAATACCATGAACAAGGTACCGGTCTGTATAAACAGACCGAATTGGCTCAAGTCAAAACTGTTGTCTTGTACTTGATAGATACCGCGGCCAACATACACACTGGTGTCGTACTTGCGATCACGGTTTTCTAAGAACAACAGGTCTTGTATGTTTAGTTCACTAACAGCGTCATATGCCGGCTTGGCCGGAGTAGCATCAGCAAGGTCTGCACCTTCTACACCAAGGTATTTGTGAATAAGAATACCAGTACCGCCCATAGTGAACATTTCCGAAATACGTCTATCGAAAAACTTGTAATCGTTACTGTGGGTACCGTCTTTCCAAAGGCTCAACCGTGGCATTTTTAATCCTTAATGCAGTATTTATGGGCTTGACTGTTAATCCATTTTATCGTATAATTGGGATATGCAACAGCAACACCAGGCCAATCGAGATCGTCTTGACGAGTGTTTAACAGCACTACAAGACACTAAAGATATGAAGGCCAAAAGCAGCCTATGGAAGTTCTACGAAAACTGCCGCCGAACTTGGATAGAATTGGACAAAGAAATGGTAGAATGCCGCAGGCGCCAGCGTGTAACACATAAGTATACAGAATTACAAGCCCAGTTTGATGAGTATGTAAAGCATTTTGAGCAGTGGATCATAATGGCCAAACTTATGTACTAATTGACAACAATACCAAAATACTGTACAATATAGTTTTTTGCAAGGAGCATATATGGCAATAGTAGCCGGAATCAAGATCAAAACCAAAGCACCACGTGCCACACGTATGGCCTTTGCAGACGAAAAATACACAGGTCCCGAACCACAATGGGACAGTGCGGCCGCTGAAGCAATGGATCAAACCGAATTTGATCACAATCTGCGTAAGAGCTTTTATTATTATAATTATCACTACAATCAAAAAGACACTAAAAAATACATAGTGGAGTGGATGCAAAACAACGGCTATCCTAAACAACAGGTCAGTGATTTTATCCGCAGTCCGGATCGTATGTTGTCAATGACTGCCTGTAGCATAGTAATGGCACACCGCGCTGGTATGCCAATGCGTGAGCGTCAAATGGAATTTATGCGTGAGCAGATTGCTGAAGTGCTGGCACAAAGTGAGCCTGAGGTGATTGAAGTTGCGGCCGCTGATAAACCCAAAGCCTATGTGCCTACTATTCAAGATCGCTTGAACGAACGCACCAGTGAGCTGATCGGTGAACTGGAAGGAGTGTTTGATGATGTCAGCCAAGGCATTGCCAACTCTACCAAATTGTATGACTTCTTGGTTGCCAACAATGTGGTGCAAGGTCAGCTCAGCAAGTATGAAGCTCTGTACTCTAAACGCCGAGAAGAATTAGTAGCCGCACAAGGCCGAGAAGACCCACAGCTCAAAGAAGGCTACAGTAACTTCAAAGCCGCAGACTTCAAACGTATGATTGCCTGGATTGACAATTTGTTGGCCGCAGTGGAACAATACCGTGGTGTTAAAAAAGCCACCAAGAAAGCTCGTGTCAAGAAAGCGCCCAGCAAAGAGAAATTGGTTGCCAAACTCAAGTATGCCAAAACTGATACTGCACTCAAAATTGTCAGCATCAATCCTGCAGACATCATCGGTGCCGCAGAGCTTTGGATCTACAACATCAAGACCCGTAAATTGGGCAAGTACGTGGCCGCAGGATATCAAACCTTGGGTATCAAAGGTACCAGCATTACTGGCTTTGATACAGACAAGAGCGTGGCAAAAACTCTACGTAAACCTGAAGAAAAGCTCAAAGAGTTTGCCAAATCAGGCAAAGTGCAGTTACGCAAGTTCCTAGATGACATCCGTGCAACGGAAACCAAGCTCAATGGTCGTATTGGGACCGATACTGTTCTCTTGAAAGTTCAATAAATACATTGAACCAAGAGAACATGTATGTCCGAACCCTACACAGGCCCAGTAAACCAAGAAGCAAATCTTACCGCAAAAGGTAGTCTTATCTCTGCCAGTCTCTATGATCCAGTGACAGGATCTGGACACGGAAAGATTGCCTATGACGAAAGTCAGCTCACAGCAGACAATCTAAAGCGCAAAGAAATCACGGACTATATTCGTCTGCGTTTAGGCGATCAGATTGTTGATGTAGAGTTAGACAAAGAGCACTATGAGCTGGCCATCAATCAGGCCATCATCAAGTATCGTCAACGAGCACAAAATAGTCAAGAAGAATCTTATGCATTCCTTGACCTAAAGCCCGAAACACAAGAGTACATACTGCCCAAAGAAGTCATGGCAGTGCGTCAGATCTTCCGCCGCGGTATTGGATCAGTCACAGGCACAACAGCCAGTCAGTTTGAACCTTTTGCATCAGGTTACCTGAACACTTATATGTTGGTGGCAGGACGTGTGGGTGGCCTAGTCAACTACGAATTGTTCAGTCAATATCAAGAACTAACCATGCGTATGTTTGGTGGGCATATGAATTACACATTCAATCCTGTGACCAAAAAGTTGACCATTGTGCGTAAACTGCCCAGTCAAGGCCCCAATACCACAGACAATGTGGTCGAAGGTGTGTTGTTATGGATCTACAACTACAAGCCCGACAGCATGTTGTTCAACGACTATAGAACATTTCCTTGGCTACAAGAGTATGCCTACAGTTTTGCCAAACGTATTGTGGGCGAAGCACGTGAAAAATTTGGTACTATTGCAGGCCCAAGTGGTGGTACAACATTAAACGGTGGCACACTAAAATCAGAAGCACAGGCCGAAATGGAAGCACTTGAGCAACAGCTCAAAGACTTTGTTGACGGCAGCGAACCCTATACCTGGGTCATTGGATAAGTACAGTATGAAAATTAACGAAATCATTACAGAAGATCTAGATCCAGCCAAAGACCCCATGGTTGGTCTAGAAACCAAAACACCGCCACAAGAACACTCTGCGCCCATCAAGAATGCCACAACCTATCCCGATCAGAACATGAGCACTGGTAGTGCATACTTGAACTATCGTTTTGGAATTGCACTGGCCGGCGCACCGGACTTTCCAGCCGCCGCCGAACCCTGGATTGGTGGCGATCCCTTGTTTGCACCCTACACCAAAGAAGAAATGAAGATGATGGATGCGGCTGCCCGGATGGTAGGCGATACAAGTAAACGAACACATTCCAGCAGTAGAAGCCAAGAAATACCTACCACATATAAAACCAGTCCTGTTGCCAAACCCAAAAAGAACAAGTACGGTGTTTGACTTTTGTTACACTTTAATATAAAATGCTCCTATACGGGGCATTTTTTATGATCATAGGTATTTCAGGTTTTATTGGTTCAGGCAAAGACACAGCCGCCAACTACTTGGTGGGCTTTCATGGCTTTAGACGTGACAGCTTTGCAGGCGCACTCAAAGACGCAGTGGCCGCGGTGTTTGGTTGGGATAGAGAACTGCTAGAAGGTCTCACACCTGAGGCAAGACACTGGCGCGAACAGGTGGATCCTTGGTGGGCTGAACGACTGGGTATGCCGGCGCTGACACCACGCTGGGTACTACAATATTGGGGCACAGAAGTCTGCCGTCGTGGATTTCACGATAACATTTGGATTGCCGCACTTGAAAATCGACTGCGTAGTCGCACAGGCAACACAGTCATCAGTGACGTGCGCTTCCCCAATGAAATCAAATCAATCAAAGAAGCCGGCGGCACCATTGTGTGGGTACAGCGTGGCGTCATGCCACACTGGTACAGTATTGCAGAGCAAGCCAATCGTGGAGATACCAAAGCTCAAAAATGGTTGGCCGACAACAAGATTCACACCAGTGAAACAGCTTGGGTTGGCACAGAGTTTGACGTTGTGATTGACAACAACAGATCCGTTGAGAACTTGTACTCAGCACTCAAAAATCTGGTACAAGTGGACTAGGTCGCCACGGCAGTTTGCTTTTGGCCACTTCCTCCTGACAGTTCAAGCAAACTGTTCTCAAGTTGGTCCAGTCATTGTTGTTTAGATTACCATCCACATAGAACACACGACTCTGACCCAGTAACTTGAACTTGAAGTTACAACGTTCGCACTTTTCTTTTTTGGCATAGCCAGATCTGGCCCAGCTGGGTGCCTGTGGTTTCAGCCGACGACCTTTACGTAGGCATTGATCACACAACTTCCTGTAGTATACACGTTCTTCAACATAGCGATTGATGCCCACCGGGCGCTCTCTGCAGGAACATAAGGGTCTAGTCATACAGTATTTATACCGCGATCCTTAATTAAGGACAGGCAAACAGGCCAAAATTATATGCTATTGGTAAATATCAATAACATGTATTGAAAAGGAATAATACCATGGCACTAGTATCCCCAGGATTACAATTAACAGTTACAGACGAAAGTCAATATGTACCAGGCGCAGTCGGTACGATTCCTTTGGTCATTTTAGCTACAGCACAAGATAAAATAGCCAATGGCACAGCCACTAGCGGAACTACCAAGGCCACAGCAGGCAAGTTACAACGTTTCACTAGCCAGCGTGAACTAGTCTCTGCTCTAGGTTATCCAGTATTTAAGCAAAGTGCCGCAGGCACAGCCCTACACGGCGACGAACGCAACGAGTATGGATTGATGGCAGCCTACAGCTCATTGGGTTTGGGCAACGGCGCATTTGCTGTTCGTGCAGACATTGATCTAGCACAACTTGACGCAACATCAGTGCGTCCCAAAGGCAAAGTTGCCAATGGAATTTATTGGTTAGATCTAAACAATACCTCATTTGGTATCAACGAATGGACACAAGGCTTTGGTGACACTCCAGGTTATTTTACTACTAAGACACCTATAGTTATTACCAGCTTGGCAACACAAACAACAGGCGGCCCACTATATACTCCAGTACAAAGTGTTGGAGCAATTGGCAACTATGCAGTAGTGGTACAGTCTGATGTCACTTACGGTACAGTAAATCACATTTATTACAAAAATTCAGACAATTCTTGGGTTGAAGTTGGTTCTACTGATTGGGAAGGTTCTTGGCCAGCAGGTATCGCTGGAACACAAAACCCAGTATTGACTGGGGCTACCACCAGCAAAGTTAAAATCAACAACACCGAAGTTATTATTGAAGGTCAGGCCACTATCGGAACAATAGTTAGTGCTATCAATGCAGCCAACATAGATGGTGTGTCAGTACTTGCTATAGATAATAGAATAGCATTTTACATCACCAGTGCCAGCGCCAGCAATGGTTCGATTGCTGATGGTCTAATGAGTATCACATCAGATGGTGTAACTTCCGATGTAAATGTTTGTAATGCCATAGGTGTGATCGATACTGAAATATCTGGTGTATTGTACGGCGGACCAAAATTGAATTTTGGCACCTATGTACAGGTACCTAGCTGGAGAGCCACAGATACTCAACCACGTCCTACAGGTAGTATATGGTTGAAGACCACTGCCAAAGGCAATGGTGCTAATCTAGCATTTAAAATTTACAACAGCACAAATGATCTGTTTACCAGCGTGGCAGCACCTTTGTATGCCAACGAAGAATCAGCACTTTACGGACTTGATCCTAGTGCAGGCGGATCAACTATTGCTATCGGTTCTTTGTACGTTGAATACAATGTATTTGAAGATGGTACGCCAACTTCTAAGGCATTCCGTCGTGCAGTCAGCGGTCAGGTATCAATCACTGGTACCACACCATTGACCACACCGGTATTCAACAGTGGTCATCAAATTGTACTACGTTGGACTGAGCCTGGTATGCCTGGTACTGATTCTCGACAATTTGCAGTTGGCGGAACCACCAGCGCGGCATTTGTGGCAGCGATTCTAGCACAAGATATTCCCAACATTTATGCTCAAATTGAAAGCAATGGTGCTATCACTATTATCCATCGCACAGGCGGAACAATTTATTTGTCAAACGTAGGCGGCGGCACAGCATTGGCCAGTGCTGGTTTCACCAGCAGTACAACCAATGTTCGCGTTAACTATGCCAACACAGATGAATTGGTACTGAGCGGTTTCCGTCCATTGACCTACACATACAGCACAGTTACTCCATATCAAGCACCAGCAGATGGTACATTATGGTATTATGGTGATCCTCTAGCAGTTGATATCTTGGTCAACACTGGAACAACCTGGCATGGTTATCTAAACGGTGGTATCGATGCACGTGGTTATAACCTGGCCAACACTGATCCAGCAGGTCCTATCTTGTCTGCTGTACAACCAGCAGATGGTGATCGCAGTGATGGCGGAGATTTGGTTCCAGGTGACCTGTGGATTGATACCGGCGACTTGCAAAACTTCCCTAAACTGTATCGTTACAACGATGCCGCAGTGGGCAAATGGATCGCTATTGACAACACCGACAGCATCAATCAAAACGGTATCGTATTTGCTGATGCACGTTGGGACCATAGCGGTACAACTGATCCTATCACAGGCTCGTTGCCTAGTACAACAGAATTGTTGTCTAGCAACTATGTTGACCTAGACTGCCCAGACGCTAGATTGTATCCACGTGGCACATTGTTGTTTAACACACGTCGCGGTGGTTTCAATGTCAAGCAATATGTGAGCAAGAAATTTACAGCCTCTAGCTATCCTGATGAGGCAGCCGCAAATCAGCTACCTAGCATTGCCGCAGCCTGGGTAACAGCTAGTGGCAACAAAGATGATGGTAGTCCATACATGGGCCACTTGGCACAACGTCGTATGATTGTTAAGGCCATGAAGGCAGCCATCAGTGCCAGCACCGAAATACGTGAAGAGCGTTTTGCATTCAGCTTGATTTGTGCACCAGGCTATCCTGAGCTGATCAGCGACATGGTTGGATTAAACAACGATCGTAAAAATACAGCATTCATCATTGGTGACACACCAATGACACTACCAGCCAATGGCGTACAGTTGACAAATTGGAGCAATGGTGTTAGTGGAGTGTATGGTGACGGTCTAACCACTGCAGATCCATATTTGGGCGTGTTCTATCCAGCAGCCGAAACAACAGATGTGCAAGGCAACAGTATCGTTGTTCCCCCAAGTCACATGATGTTGCGTACATTTATCCGTAGTGACAATGTTTCATATCAATGGTTTGCACCAGCAGGTACACGCCGTGGCTTGATTGACAACGCTACAAAGATTGGTTACCTAAGCAACAGTGGCACAACAAACTTGTTTGTTGAAACTGGTGTTAACCAAGGTCTGCGTGATGTAATGTACCCAATCAACATCAACCCAATCACAGTGCTAACCGGTATTGGTTTGACAGCATTTGGTCAGAAAACACGCAACCCAACTGCCAGTGCGTTGGATCGTATCAACGTGGCACGTTTGGTCAACTACATACGTACAATCCTTGCCAACGTGGGCAACGGCTTCTTGTTTGAACCCAACGACAAGATCACACGTGATCAGTTGAAGAGCATCATCGAGGGTGCCATGAATGATCTAGTGGCAAAACGTGGTCTATATGACTACCTAGTGGTTTGCGATGGTTCAAACAACACTCCAGAGCGTATTGCACGTAATGAGTTGTATGTTGATATTGCAATTGAGCCAATGAAGGATGTTGAATTTATTTACATTCCAATTCGCTTGAAGAACCCAGGTGATATTGCCAAGGGTGTATAATAGGCTAATATAATGATTGGGTCACACGCCCAATCATTATTTGGAATAACAAGTAAATAGTAGTAATAGGAGAACAAAATGGCAGTTTCATCATTATCAAGATTCACAATACCGTTGGCAAGTGATCAATCAGCGACCAGCCAAGGTATGTTGATGCCAAAATTAAAATATCGTTTCAGAGCCAGCTTTGAAAACTTTGGCGTCAGCTCAGACGTGGTTGAAATGACCAAACAGGTCATGGATATCAAGCGTCCCAGTGTAAACTTCAATCCAATTACATTAGATATGTACAACAGTAAAGTATACTTGATGGGCAAACCAGAATGGCAAGAAACCACAGTGAACCTACGTGACGATGCCGGCGGCAATGTTGCACGTTTAGTTGGCGAACAGATTCAAAAGCAATTCGACTTTGCAGAACAAACCAGTGCCGCAAGTGGCGCAGACTACAAGTTCTTGTTACGTTATGAAGTACTTGATGGCGGCAACGGCGCCAACACACCCAACACTCTTGAAACTTGGGAACTGTATGGTTGCTTTATTAGCCAAGTTGACTACGGTGATTTGAACTATACCTCAAATGATCCTGCTACCATTGCATTGACACTACGTTACGACAATGCACTACAAACTCCAGTTGGTACTGGTATTGGTGTTGCAGTACAACGCACAATCGGATCTATTATTACCAGTGTAACTGGTGGCAAGTGATCTAGTTTTAAACTAAAACAAGCCCGGCGTACACCGGGCTTTTTTATGGCATAAATATCTTTATGACCAGTCCCATATACAATCTTTACAGAAATCCTGTGCCGGCCGCAACACCTGCAGGCGGTGTCAATGATCCCAGCAGTAAAATACACAACTATGATCACGGCAGTAGATTGTTTATTGATGCCAACTATCAATATGCGCCCAAGTATGCATACTTGTTTCATGTCAAGTTTGATTTTGATCCCACTTATCAAGCTCCTAACACAAATGATGCAAAACTAACTGCAGGCATGTTGGTCAAAAGTGTATCGTTGCCCAAGTTCAGTGTTGAAAATAAGGTGATGAATGCGTACAATCGCCCCAACATTGTACAGAACAAAATCAAGTATGAACAGGTAAACATTTCGTTCCACGATGACAATGCTGACGCCGTATTGGGAATGTGGAAAGATTACTACACTTATTATTACAGAGATGCAGATTATGTTGGCAACAGCGATGCGCTGGCCCCAGAGTATACCATGGAACACAAGTATGCCAACAAACGTCAAACCAATAATTGGGGATACACAATTAGAAATTCTGGTGATAAACGACACATACTGAATGCCATTAGAATATACAGTTTGCATTCAGGAAAGTTTACTGAATATGTTTTGATCAATCCAACCATCACAGGTTTTCAACACGGCGAACACCGTACAGGTGAAAACAACACTCTTGAACATACCATGACGGTCAGTTATGAAAGTATAAAATATTACTTTGGTACAACCACACAAAACACAGTGCCTGGCTTTGCTGACCTGCACTACGACAAAAGTCAAAGTCCAATTCTTTCCGGTGGCCTGGCCAAGACCAATGGCAACTATCATGCTCGTAATCGTCCGTTTGGTGCCAGAGGCATCCTTGGCGCCGGGGGCATTCTTGAAACTGGTGAACAGGTATTTGATGATATTCAAAACGGAAACTTTGGTCAGGCCGCAGTCAAGGCATGGAAGTCATACAACAACAACAAAGGTGCCAACTTTGGCAAGATCGCTAGATCAGAAGTGACTGGCATTGCCACTGCGGCATTGGTTGGTGCCATACTCAAACCCAATCCCAACAGCAACATGAGTGTGCCCACTGCAAGTAGAGTGGCACAAGGTTCTCAAGAATACTCACTAGCCGATCAAGGTCTTGGCATAAACAACAACAACTTGTCAGGGGTGCCGGGCATCAAGGTGTCAGACAAGCTCTATAAAAATTTCAGTAATAAAACACCCAGTAATGGCATAGTCAGCAATGGAGAAAGTGTAGCATCGGCTGCAGACACCACCGCACCATTCTCAGATCGTCCTGCACTGCCACTTGACAACGCCGATGGAACAGTGCTAGCAAAAACAGAGATGTATCAAGATCCGTTTACTATGACAGCGGCCAATGATGTACCGCCACCGGACGCATCAAATCAAGATACAGCATTTGGTTAATTAATCATGAGCAATCCCAGCAACCTCCAATCGCCCAGTTACCTGGTCAACAACTACAGCACAACGGGACAGTTTTTCAACAACTTTTTTACCGGCGACTACAATATTACTCCTGACGCCAATGATGCCATTGTCAGTTTCTTTGAACGAGTAACAGACAATGTAGAATCTGCTCAGGCACTTGCGGCCGCAGTGATCTACACTAGCCTAAGTCAACAAGTGGATCCCATGGTTAGACTACAAGAATTCTCACAACTGCCACCTGGCGATCTCAATGAATATCTTGCACTGTTTTTAAATTTAAACAGAGTGGGCAGTAGCCTACTGGGAGTATCTATCACTCCTGTGACCAATCCTTATGTGACAAGAACTATCTTACCATGAGCAAATACGCCAACGGTTTTTATCAGGTCATAAATGCGGAGAAATACATAGGTAAGAAAACTCCGCACTATCGTTCGGGTTGGGAAAATACTTTTATGCGTTTTTGCGATCTTAACCCTGCCATACTGCAATGGGCCAGCGAAAGTATTCATATCAATTATCGCAACCCTTTTACCAACAAAATGACCATATATGTGCCTGATTTCTTGATCATTTACGTGGATAAAGGTGGTGCACAACACGCCGAAGTGGTAGAGATCAAACCCAGCCAGCAGACTACCATGGAGTCGGCCCGAAGCACAAGAGATCAAGCCGCAGCCATACTCAATATGTGCAAGTGGGAAGCAGCCAGGGCCTGGTGCAAAGCACAAGGTATGACTTTTAGAGTGGTCACAGAAAAGGATATTTTTGCCAATGGCGGCCGGTAAATATCTACATGACCAAGAAATTAGAAGCCCTGTTTGACTTGCCCGAATACTCGCCTGAAGAGATAGCCGAAGCACAGGCCACCATAGAAGAAAATCAAGAAGTAATTGAACAAGTTAACCAAGCCATAGACAAGATTGATGCTGCCTTGCCCATGGTCAGAGACCTGGACGCCGGAGATCAAGAGTTAGATGCCTTGGCCGACATGGCACAAAGCAGTTATCGAGACCTGATCGACTTGGGCATGAATGTAGACAGCAGATTTGCTGGCACTATATTGCAAACAGCAGGCGTACTATTGGGTCATGCTATCACAGCCAAAACAGCAAAAATGGACAAAAAGCTGAAGATGATTCAGCTACAACTCAGTAAACAACGACTAGACTTTCAACGGGAACAGGCCGCTGCCAAAGGCGAAGAAGCACCAGTTGAAGGAAAAGGTATTGTTTTGGATCGAAATGCACTGCTACAGCAGATATTAAATCGCCCTGCAGACCAAAACAAACAAAAATGAATAAATAGAATATATTAGGATTATCATATGCAATCATTTCAGACCTACATTGCCCAGCTCAATAAAGTCTATGAGTTTCGTGTAAAAATTGCCGGCTTGGAGCCCACAGGCGAAGTCATGGACCGTATTCGCAGTGCCTTGGACACTTACCAAGTTGAGAACATCAGTACTCCAAAACGTCTGCCCATTCAAGAACACAGAGAGTTTCCCAAGTGGGGACCTTGCGAGTGCTACTTGATGGAAGTCTCGGTTGCTTACCCTACCACCACTGCACAGATGAGACAGATCATTGCCACACGTGGACAGATTGATCCAGAATGTATTTGTGTTTACACACGTGATCAAATGGAACAAGAAGACATGGTGCAAGAACGCATTGACAATCAAGGCCCTGTGTTGACAGAACCTGAATACAAAACAGAAGCACAAGGCGACATTGCAGGACAAGGCCGTGTATCAAGCCTAATGAAAGAATTATCAGCTCGCACTTATGAGTTTGCAGCCAAGAGCGAAGCAGATGGTAAGACCACAAACGACATCCCCCAAAACACAAAGAGTGTGTTGAAACCCAATACCACACCAAGAGGAAAATAATCATGAGCAACCAACACGACAACATTTATAACATCCTTGGCAAACTAGATGCCCTGACACCAAAACAGGCACCGGTTGAACAGACATCAGCCAAGACCGTCAATGAGAGTGTGGAAGCTCGTGGTAGCGTATTAGCAGGGGTTGCTCGAGTTGAAGCACGTCTTGCACAACAGTTTGCAGAAGCCAACGATTGGAATAATCTAGGTGCTGAATTCCGTACCACCAAACCTGGTACTAGAGAACCCACGCACACCGGCGAAAAAGAATATACCAAGACTGGTGTTCGTCATCACGCCAGCAAGCGTTATGGTGGCGAACGTTCTGATGACGCAGAGACTACATCTAGCACTGGCGAAAAGCGTGGTCGTGGTCGTCCCAAGAAATCACAGTTTGAAGGCGAAGAGCCATGGCATGGCATCCACGACCCCGAAATGTTGCAAGATTTGATTGCTGATGCTCAAAGCATGGACTATGATGATTTCCATGATACACATAGTAGTCTGCTGAATGATCCTCGTGAGTTTTGGGACCACTATCACGATAGTATGGAAGAAGGCAATGAGTTTTCAGGTGCACTAGACGCAGCCAAAGATGCCGGCAAAAAAGAATTCGAAGTGGACGGCAAACGCTATCCTGTTAAAGAAAATGGTTTACAACGCCACATTGGTATCAAGAAGTACACTAAAAAAGGTTTTGAAGAATTACAAGCCGCAGGCCGTGAAGGTGCTGATGAAGAAGAAAAAGGTCGTATCAAAGACAAGTACCTTCCAAAAAAAGGTGTAGCCGAAAGCATCAACTTTGCTGAAATGATGAAAGAACAACATCAGACAGTGGATGAGTATTTGATGGAACTGCAGGCCGATATAGCAGAATTTAAAAAGTCTGGACGCATGACAGACAAATTGCGTGACAGTGTAGAAATGCACAAGTTCAGCAAGAAGCAGTTGACAGACGCTGCCAAGCAACCTGCATTAAACCCACCGGCACCAGCACCCAAGCCGCCAGGCATGATGCAACGTGCAGGCAGTGCCATTGCCCACGGTGCAAAGGCGGTAGCCGGCGCAGTTAATAAAGTTGTTGGACATCCAAGCGATGCAGAGATGTTGGACAAGTTAAAGCGTGATACCATGAAGGAAGAACTTGACGAGCTGGCACGTCTAGCCGGTCTAAGTGAAAGCCTCAAAGGTGGTCAAAAGAAATTGGATAAAAACAAGAATGGCAAATTAGATTCAGAAGATTTTAAAATGCTACGTGACAAAGTGTCAGAAGCCACTGTTGACGAAGACATGATCAAGTCTAAAAAAGACGACGATGTCGAAGAAGGCGCCGGAGTCATGCATTTTAAAAATGAAAAGGCCAAAGAGGCTGGCAAAGACAGTTTCAAAGTTGGCGATGAAGAATTTCCAGTCAAAGAAGGCAAAATGCCAATGAAGACTGTTGACGGTAAAAAAGTTCCAGCATTTGCCGCAGACGGCAAAGGCAAGAATGATTTAGAAAAAGAAAAAGTTGACGAGTGCGGACCAGAAATGAGTCCATTCAGCTCCATGGGTCATGAAGAAGCCGAGTCTGGCATGAGCATCAACTCTAGCATGGATACCAAAACTGGTCGTCGAACATTGAGTGTGACTGCTGATGGAGAAGCCGCAGAAGAACTGGCACAGATGTTGAAGATGGCCGGCATGGGTGGCCATAGTCACGACGAACCCAAGGCAGTTGTTATTCAAGCAGGTCCGGAAGAAGCAGTAGAAGAAGAGCGTGAAGGTCAATACGCCAATACACCGGATGAAGAAGTTGAAAACATTGATACTATCATGCATCAAGGCACGGATTTGAATCGTGAAAAAGAACAGTACAGCACAGACCGCGGCAGAGACAATGCCATGGCCATACGCCGTGAAGGTATCGAAATGCCCAAGTCATTGAGCCGGATGCTAGAAGCTATCAAGATGGTTGAAGCTGAAAAGTGCAATCACACAGACAAAGGCAAAAAGTGTCCGGTACACGGCATGAAAGAATGTTCGGGCATGTATGAAGCAGCCAAACCCAGTGCAGGTATGAGCAAGGGTGAAAAATCTAGCTTGGTTAAAAAAGCTCAGGCAGGTGGAGACATTGGCAAGCCAGGCAAGAGCTTCGACAAAGTGGCCAAAGCCGCTGGTGGTGGCGAAAAAGGTAAGCGAATTGCCGCAGCAGCCATGTGGAAAAACGCAGCCAAGTAATATGGATCCTAAATTCTTTCGACAATACTCAGATTTGATTTCTGAAGCAGAGGCAGCACCAATTGTCGATGATAAATGGTTTCGAAACGGTGCGTTTCAAACTTCGAAAAAACCAATCCCGGTACCTTATACCATTGCTGACATCGATGGAGTTACAAAAACATTAGAAGGTCCTGTGCCGCACAAGGCCGGACACTATATCATGGGACCTGGGCCCAAAGGCGAGTTTTGGCCCTTGGATCCTGAAAACTTTCACAGCAAGTATGACGACAACGGTAATGGCACCGGAACACCCAAAGGTGGTGTAACCAAGCTGGCCAAGCTGGCTGACCATGACGGCGTTATACATGCCACTTGGGGTGATTTGAACTACAAGGCCGGCGAAGATGTCATTGTCAGACATGGACCCGGTGATTACGGCCCAGTCAAAAAAGACATTTTTGCAGACACATATCAAACTCAATAAAGGATCAACAATGAAAAATTTTCTAGCTCTAGTATTACTTCTGGCCACGGTGTCAGCACAGGCCTGGACACAACGACCACCACAAGACCCACAGACCTGTCGTGTACACGCACCCTATGGATTTCCACAGACTGCAGGTGTACAACCCATTTGTCGACAAGCATATCTGGTT